GCTGGTGTATATTTATAGGTACGCCAAAGGGTAGAAATTATTTCTATGACCTTTATTGCCAAGCCAAAGAAACTGATGGTTGGTTTGGTGGATTATATAAAGCTTCTGAAACTGGAATTTTAGACCAAGAAGAATTAGGTTCAGCAAAGGCAATGATGTCTGCTGATTTGTATGAGCAAGAGTTTGAGTGTTCATTTCAAGCAGCAATTACCGGTTCTTACTATGGTGCAATCATAGAAAAGTTAGAGTCAGAAGGTAAGATTATAGATCAACTTTACGATGATAACCTTGAAGTTGAAACCTGGTGGGATTTAGGAATGAACGACCAAACGGTGATTTGGTTTGTGCAAAGGCATAAAGATCAAATAAGGCTTATTGATTATTATGAGGCAAGTGGAGAAGGTTTAGACCATTATGCTAAAGTATTAAATAATAAACCTTATGATTATTCAACTCATATTGCACCTCATGATATTAAGGTTAGAGAGCTAGGTGCATTTGGAAAGTCAAGGTTAGAGTCAGCATTGGAACTAGGTATTAACTTTACAGTTGCTCCAAAATTGTCTATTGAAGATGGAATTGAAGCGGTAAGAAAGGTTTTACCCAATTGCTGGTTTGATAAAAATAAATGTGCAACAGGTATTGAAGCAATGAAAGCCTATCAAAAAAGATGGGATGAAAAAAATCAATGTTTCAGAAATAAACCTTTACACAACTTTGCCTCACATTGTGCAGATGCATTTAGGACAGGCATTGTAGGTGGCGGAATTGAAATGACAGATTGGACATCAACAATAGACATAAATACAAATTACATTATTTAAAATATGGCAAAAATATCAAATACTGAATTAAGATTTATTATTAATAACGAAATTAATAACGCACTAGGTTTTTTAGGTGGAGAACTATCCAACCAAAGAAAAAAATCTATTGAATATTATTTAGGTGAAAAACTTGGAACAGAAATAGATGGACGTTCTCAAGTCGTATCTACAGATGTTGCTGATACGATTGAAACCATCTTGCCAAGCCTAATGAGAATTTTTACATCATCTGATCAAACCGTAAGATGTGAACCAGTATCTCAAGAAGATATTCCACTTGCTGAACAAGCAACAAATTATATCAATTATATTTTCAATAAAGATAATAACGGATTTCAAATATTATATAATTGGTTCAAGGATGCGTTATTAGAAAAAAATGGAATTGTAAAAATTTATTGGTGCGAAGATCAATCAGTTAATCAAGAAACATATAAAAATTTAAATGATCAAGAATATCAAGCATTAGTTTCTGACAATGATGTTGAAATTGTTGAGCATGAAGAATTTGAAGATGAAAATGCTTTAGAACAAATTGAACAATTAAAAGAAGTTGCAAAATCTCAAGGAGAAGAATTTAATATTGAAACTCCTAAACTACATAATGTTCGTATCAAAAAAGTTTACGACAAAGGTTATGTTAAAATTGAAAACGTACCACCTGAAGAATTTTTAATTGAAAGAACAGCAAAGTCTATTGATGATGCAAACTTTGTAGCTCACAGAACAGTTAAGACTAGATCAGAACTTATTGAAATGGGTTATGACCCAGAGATTGTTGCTCAACTTCCAGCAACTCAAATTGTTTTATATAACAACGAAAGATTAACTAGATTTAAAGATGTAGATGAATACCCTTATGATCAAACTCCAGATGAATCTACAGAGAGTGTTGAGTTATATGAATGTTATGTCAAAGTAGATTATGACGGTGATGGTATTGCAGAGTTAAGAAAAGTAACGGTAGCTGGAGATGCAGCTTATGAAATGTTGGATAATGAACCAGTAGATCATATTCCTTTCTGTTCATTAACTCCAATTCCAATGCCACACAGATTTTATGGTCGTTCAGTTTCAGAATTAGTTCAAGATGTTCAATTAATTAAATCTACTGTTCTTCGTCAGTTATTAGACAATATGTATCTGACAAATAATAACAGAGTTGCCATTATGGATGGAATGGTTAACTTAGATGATTTATTAACATCAAGACCAGGTGGGGTGGTAAGAACAAAACAACCACCTTCACAAGTTATGATGCCTTTACAATCTCAAACCATTTCACAACAGGCATTTCCATTATTAGAATATTTAGATACCGTTAGAGAAACAAGAACTGGTATTACAAGATACACTCAAGGTTTAGATGCAGACGCATTAAATAAAACCGCAACTGGCGTTAATACTTTGATGAACCAAACGCAAATGCGTATGGAATTGATTGCTAGAATCTTTGCTGAAACCGGTGTGAAAGATTTATTTAAAAAAATATTTGAATTAACTTGTAAGTATCAAGACAAAGAAAGAATAATACAACTTAATAACAGGTTTGTTCCAGTTAAGCCTACGGAATGGAAAGATAGATATAATATTACTATTCATGTTGGACTTGGTTCTGGTTCTAAAGAACAACAATTAGTTATTTTAAATTCTATTTTAGAAAGACAATTACAAGCGTTTCAATTACAAGGCGGTAGAGAATACCCAATGGTTGCATTAAAAAATATTTATAATACGCTTACTAAAATGATTGAGAACGCAGGATTGAAAAACGTAGATAATTACTTTGTCAATCCAGATGTGGGTCAGCAAATGGTTCAACCTCCTGCTCCACCACAACCAACACCAATTGAAAAAATTGAATTTACTAGAATTGATGCTGAGAATAAACGTAAACAAGCAGAATTAGAATTGAAAAACAGAGAATTACAATTTGAAAGTAATAAAATGTTATTAGATTTTGAAACTAGACTAAAAGAATTAGAACTTAAATATAATGCTCAAATTGATTCTGCTGGTATTAAAGCTGAAGCAGACTTAAATAAAGTAATATTATCAAATCAAAACAAAGTATTTCAACAAGCACAACAATCTGCGACACAATTTGGACAACAAGTAGAAGAATTATATGGACAGACAGGAACAGGACAAGCTGAACCAGGAAGTGAACCGATCACAGAAGGCGAAGCAAATACTGGAGAATCCAATATTTAAGGAATCTTTAGAAGAATTAAAAAAATTATATACTCAAAGTTTATTTAATACTGGTGCAAAAGAACAAGATACTAGAGAAAAACTTTGGTTAGCGTATAATGTAGTTGGAAAAGTAGAACAACACATTCAACAAGTTTTAGATACTGGAAAATTAGCGACTAAACAGCTAGAAGATTTCAGAAAAGAAGAAAAATCTAAGAAATTCTAACAACAGTTAGGATAGGCTAACCCCAAATGGGGAGCTTCAATCATAACAAACGGAGTAAATATGTCAGACAATCAAGCTAACCCTGTTAAGGGAGCTGAAACTGATTTGCAAAGTGCTGCAAAATCAATTTCTGGTTTATTAAATTTAAATAATGAGCCAAAAAAAGAAGAAGAACAAAACACAACAGAAGTAAAACAAGAATTACTGGATTCTTCTGTTCCACAACAAGAGGAATTGCCAGAAGGCGATCAACCTCTGGAACAGGAAAATAAGGAAATAGAAACTGAAGCTCCGGCTGAAGAAGAAGTTTCCGAAGAAGTATCTCAAGATGAAAACTCTGAGATTCAAAAGGAACAAAATTCCACCTACAAAGTAAAAGTTGCAGGTCAAGAATTTGATGTTACCCTTGATGAGCTAAGAGCAGGATATTCAAGAGATGCGGACTACCGAAGAAAGACAGAAGAATTGTCTAAAGAAAAAAAACAATTCATGTCTGAATCGGAAAAACAAAGGCAAGACTATTCCGAAAAGCTTAATGATCTGAATAATCTTTTGTCTGTAGCTTCCGAAGAAATTAATTCTGAATTTAAAGGTATAGATTTAGAAAGAATGTATGAGGAAGACCCAACTGAGGCTTTAAGAATTGAACATAAGCTAAAAAAGAAGCAAGAAAAACTTGCTGAAGCTTATAAAAAAATTCAAGATGCTCAACTTAAACAAAGAAATGAGATTTTAAAGGAACAACAAAAGGTATTATTAGAAAAAATACCTGAATTGTCTGATTCTGAAAAATCTAGAGTGTTTAAGGAAGATATGATCAAATATTTAAATTCTTATGGATTTAAAAACGAAGAAATTGGTCAAATCTACGATCATAGAGTCTTTATGTTGGTCAATGATGTTATGAAGTATAGAAAAATACAAGGTACAAGACCAAATCTTGCAAGTAAAATTGCAAAACCTGGTAAAATCTTAACTTCTGGTATCAAAAAAGATAAAAGTGAAATCAATCAGCAAAAGCGTAAGGAAAAGTTTGGACGTTTAAAAAAATCTGGTAGCATTAAAGATGCTCAAAGTATTTTTTTAGACATGATAACAAACAAAAACAAATAGGAGTATAATACTATGACACAGGTAACTGGTACTTATAGTACTTATGACGCTGTTGGAGAAAGAGAAGATCTTTCTGATGTTATTTATAACATTTCTCCAACTGATACGCCTTTCATGTCAAGCATCGCAAAAACAAAAGCAACTGCTGTAAATCATGAATGGCAATTAGACTCATTGGCTGCTGCTGCGGCAGACAATGCACAAGTTGAGGGTGATGAAGTAGCTTTCTCAGCACCAAGTTCAACAACAAGAAAAGGTAACTACACTCAGATTTCAACTAAATCTGTATTAGTTACTGGAACATTAGATGCAGTAAACAAAGCTGGAAGAAATTCTGAGCTTGCTTACCAAATCTCTAAAAGATCAAAAGAACTTAAAAGAGATATGGAAAGTTCTTTAACTGCAAATAATGCACCTGTAGCCGGTGATGACTCTAATGCTAGAGAACTTGCTGGTTTAGGTTCTTGGTTAAAGACAAACCAATCTGCAGGAGCTACTGGAGCTGCTCCAGTTGTTTCTGGTGTAAACGCTAGAACAGATGGAACTCAAAGAGCTTTCACTGAAGATCAATTGAAATCAGTTATCAAGTCTGTATGGGACAATGGTGGCGATCCTTCAATGATCATGGTTGGTTCTTTCAACAAACAAAAACTATCTGGTTTCACTGGTGGTTCAACTAGATTTGATCCGGCA